TAGCGAAATAGTATGAGGCTTATGTGTTTGGCTTTGGTCAAGTACAAGGGGGTAAGCAAGCAGGACCCTCTGGTTTTGGTGACCTGCCTGACTTTGATGTGCCTGAAGTAAACTAATGGATATTTTCTTTTCAGTACTCATCGGATTTTGCGGTGGTTTCGTCACATGTGCGGTAATTGCTGCGTGGCTAATTGAGAGTATCAACAATCGTCCATACTAAGATGAACAAATACGTCATCAAGCATGATCCCAGCTGCTGTCGCTTCTATATTTACAAACAGCGGTTTTGGTTTTGGGAAGAGTATGTGGACTCTGTTCACTATCCGTATAGCGCCAAAACAGAGCAAGTGGTAGCGGCTCTAGAAAAAGCAAAAGCTCTTGTAACCCGTTTCAAGGATATTGATGATCGCCTTAGTCGATGCTGATCTAGTAGCCTACCGATGTGCTGCCTCCTGCCAAAAGCAGGGGGTTCTTACAGAGGACTTTGGAGTTGCTCAGGTAAGGGCTAGCAACCTTTTATGGAACATCTTCTCCGAGGTTAAGGCTAAGGACAGGGTGCTATACCTCTCAGGTGGTGAGAACTTCCGTAAAGCCGTTGTACCCTCCTACAAAGCCAACCGCGTTGATCAAGAGAAGCCCCATTACCTTGAGCCTCTCCGAGAATACTTGGTCACTGAGTGGGGTGCAAAAGTCACGGATGGTATTGAAGCAGACGATGCTCTAGGTATTGCTCAGACAGCTGCTCCAGAGGGCACCACAATAATTTGTAGTCTCGACAAGGACCTTAAACAAGTGCCGGGCTACCATTACACTTGGGAGATGAACGGGACAGGCTCTACGGGCACGGTATGGAAGCGCGAAGCTGCGTTGTCCTTTGTCAAGCCACAAGAGGGGATGTTCAACTTCTATTGGCAGATGGTCATGGGAGATAGGGCAGACAACGTACCGGGTTTTGACGGGAAGATGCGAGCAAAGGTTCCAAAGTTCCTAGAAATGCATTACGAGTTGATGCAGACTCTAGAGACAGAACAAGAGCTGTTTGACTATGTGTATGCTCTGTATGACGACAGTGGTATGTCTACAGAACAGATGCTCAACAATGGCTTCTGTCTGCATGTACAACGATTTGAAGGGGACAATTGGCTACTAAAAGGAAAGCAACTGCTCGAACAGAGTACAATGGTGGGCAGTGGACTGTTGGCCGATTCAACAGTTTCATCACTTCCACTCTAAGAGCTGGAGCAAGACGCTGGCAGCCCAAATACTCCACCCTAAACGCGGCTAAGACAGAGAAAAAGATCAACCCAAAGACAGGTAGATTGGCACAACACTATCGCTGTGAGCTTTGTAAAGAAGAATTTACACAGAAGGATATGAATGTTGACCACATCCAACCTGTCGTTGATCCTGACAAGGGGTTTGAGTCTTGGGATGTGTTCATTAACAATTTGTTTTGTGAGGCAGACAACTTGCAGGCCATCTGCGTTCCCTGCCATAAAGCGAAAACCATACAAGAAAAGAAGAAACGCAGTGGAAATTGATAAAACTATTGAGACAGAAATGGGAGTGGTTCACTTCAAAGGCTCTCTAACAGATGAAGAGTTGGACTATGTAATTACCATTGGTCTTGCAACTATGATGATTCGAGGTGAATTGGAAGCCCAATATGCTACAGCAGACGGTACACTAATTCAAGAAGGGACGGATACTCTACAGTGAAGCACCTTGTCCTTCCAGACTGTCAGGCGAAGCCGGGACATAGTTTTGCTTACCTTACAAAAATTGGTAAGTACATGGTGGAGAAGCGCCCAGACAAAGTGATTTGCTTGGGTGACTTTGCAGACATGCCCTCTCTAAGCTCCTACGACATTGGTAAGAAGAGTTTTGAGGGTAAGCGCTATGTAGCAGACGTTGCAGCCTCTCACGCGGCTATGGTGGCCTTCCTGACTCCTCTGTGGGAATTTAACGCCAAGGCCAAGAAGAACAAAGAGAAGCAATATCACCCAGAACTCATCCTAACACTAGGCAATCATGAAAACCGAATCAATCGAGCAGTTAATGACAGCCCTCAACTGGAAGGCGTCCTATCAATCGATGATCTTGGGTATGAAAGTTACGGCTGGACTGTTCACCCATTTCTGGATGTTATTGTGGTCGATGGCATTGCTTACAGCCATTACTTTGTAACGGGGGTTGCTGGCCGGCCAGCAGCAACAGCAGCAGCCCAGCTACGTAAAACTAATATGTCCTGTGTTGCCGGACATCAGCAAGGAAAGCAGATTGCTTACGCAACACGAGCTGACGGTTCTACCATTACCTCTATTATCAGTGGTTCTTGCTACGAACATGACGAGGACTACCTCGGTGCTCAGGGCAATAAGCATTACCGGGGATTTTTGATGTTACATGAGGTTAACGATGGGAAATTTGATGAAATGTGGGTAAGTCTTGATTACATCAACAAACGATACAAAAACATGTAATGCCTGTGGGCAGAGGAAGCTTCTTGCTGAATTTCCCAAAAACAAAAAAGGAAAGTTTGGTAGAGGGCAGAAATGTCTGAGCTGTTCAGCTAAAGTAGCTTCTGAATTTAGACAAAACAACTATACCCTTGTCTATGCAAGGAAATATAAAACTACTCCTGAAAAGGTAGAAGAAGTTTTAGCAGTTGGTGTATGTGAGATTTGTAATCAGACTGCCCCTGCCCATAAACGTCATGCTATAGATCATTGTCACACTACAGGTAAAATTCGCGGACTGTTATGTGATCATTGTAACAAAGCTCTGGGACTATTTCAAGATTCACCTACTCTTTTGAATAATGCTATTCAATACCTAAAGAAAAATGCTTAACGAACACGACATTAACGACTACCGAGAGGACGGCGCTCCTCAACCAGCTATGAAGTTTGATGGCAGCAAACCCCGCCTTGACCTCCTTGATCCTGAAGCCCTTGAGGGCCTTGCCAAGGTTTTGACCTTTGGGGCACAGAAGTATGAAGCAAATAATTGGCGAGGTGGTTTTAATTATGGTAGGAACATTGCCGCTCTACTCCGGCACCTTGGAGCGATCCAGCGAGGAGAGGATACTGATCCTGAGAGTGGGCTCCCTCACATTGACCACGTTGGCTGTAATTGGATGTTTCTTAGCTTTTTCATGAAGCACCCTGAACTCTACAAACAAAACGACGACCGCTGGAAACCGTAATGCAACTATTCCGAAAACCTAATCTTTGGTTTGGTCTATATGTGCTCAGTACACCAATTCTCACACTCTTGCTGCTATTGCACATGCTAACTGCTGGTGCATTTAATGGTATGGGTTTGATTGACGCATGGGCAGGGTACACCATAAAAAAAGGACGAGATGATTCAGACATTTAATCAATATGAAGCTATGGCACAGCGTTTTGCTCTCTATCCAGAGGCAGGTACAGGTAGTCCTATGGCACTGGCTTACACTGCCTTGGGCCTCGCAGGAGAGTCTGGTGAGTACACGGAAAAAGTCAAGAAGCTAATCCGTGATGGTAAGTTGGACAAACCTTTGGCAGCTAAAGAGTTGTCTGACGTACTTTGGTACCTCACCGCCTCGGCGAAGGAGTTGGGTTATTCTCTGGCAGACATTGCTGAAATTAACATTGTCAAGTTGACAGATCGTGCTGAACGTAACGTCTTGCAAGGATCGGGGGACACTCGGTGATCCCCGAAATTGACGAACTAAAACAACGCATCATCTCAGGTCTTGACGAGGTTGAGCTTCTGGACATCCTTGGTCTTGATATCTCCGATTTGGTAGAACTACTAGAAGAAGAAATTGAACGCTCGAAACCAGAACTTGAACGAGCATTGGGATAAACCCTCTGCCAAGAAATCCTACCTAGAACGTAAAGCACAGGAAGCAGATGCCAAACGAGAAATCACTCTATTCCAACTTAATGGAGAAAGGGAAGCCCCATCCGTACCGCTGTCAGATGCACAAGATGTGGCTGAAGAAGGGTCAATGCGAGGTTTGTCGTCTTAATGCTGACCTCAAACTAAAAGAACAAGAAGCCTTGACAGGCTCGAACAAACCTGAGATTAAAATTGGAAAAATCTGAATTTCGCAACTCATTTGCACAAACTATCTTCAATACGAAGTATGCCAAATTTCCGGGAGAGACATGGGCACAGCGAGCACATGATATTGTAGAAGATGTCTGTGGCACTCGCTGGGGCAAAGCACAGGCCCTAATGTCCAAAGAGGACCAGAGTCAACTAGAGCAATATATTCGGGAGTTCAAGTTCCTTCCGGGTGGTCGATATATCTGGTATAGTGGTCGTGGTTGGAGCTATTTCAACAACTGCTTCCTTCTCCGTGCCGAAGAAGATACCAGAGAAGAGTGGGCAGAGTTGATGAAACGCTCTATCTCCTGTTTGATGACTGGTGGTGGTATTGGCAGTGACTACTCCCGTCTGCGTCCAAAGGGTTCCCCACTTAGTAAAACAGGTGGTGTAGCTTCTGGTCCTATTCCATTGATGCAGATGGTTAATGAAGCAGGCCGTGGTGTGATGCAAGGAGGTTCTCGTCGATCTGCCATCTATGCTTCCCTAAACTGGCAGCATGGGGACATCCAAGACTTCCTCACCATCAAGAATTGGTCTGAGGAAATTAAGGCAGCTAAACTGAAAGACTTCAATGCTGCTGCTCCGTTGGACATGACCAACATCTCTGTTAATTATGACGACGCAGCTTTGTATGCTGGTTATGATTGTGAGCAGAATACTCTTGCAAAGAATCCTGTCTTCTTGCAGAATGTCCGGCAGGCAATGGAGACAGGGGAACCCGGCTTCAGCTTCAACTTTGGGAGTAAACAGAATGAAACTCTACGCAACGCTTGCACAGAGGTTACGTCAGAAGATGACAGCGACGTGTGCAATCTTGGTAGCATCAACATGGGTAATATCAAAGATTTGGCGGAGTTCCAAGCAGTCGTTTCCCTCGCCTCTAAATTCCTCGTATGTGGAACACTGCGGGCAGACCTTCCTTACGAGAAGGTCTACAAGGTTAGAGAGAAGAATCGACGATTGGGCCTTGGCCTTATGGGTATCCATGAGTGGCTCCTCCAACGACAGTACAAGTATGAAGTCACCCCCGAACTCCACGAATGGTTGAAAGTTTATGAAACAGAATCCGAACGATCTGCAAATGAACACTGTGACAGATTTTACATATCCAGACCCGTTGCTTATCGCGCAATTGCTCCAACAGGTTCCATTGGAATCCTTGCCGGAACGACTACCGGCATTGAACCACTCTTTGCAGTTGCTTATAAACGCCGCTTCCTCACAGAAGGAACAAAATGGAAGTATCAATACGTCATTGACGGAACCGCCAAAGCCCTCATCGACCGCTATGGAGTTGACCCAGACTCCATTGAATCCGCCCTTGACCTAAGTACAGACTATGAACGACGAATTGCCTTTCAGGCAGGAATCCAAGATTACGTTGATATGTCCATCTCAAGTACAATTAATCTTCCTTCATGGGGATCAAAGGGTAACAGTGAGGCTGATGTCGGAAGATTTGCTGAGGTACTTGCAAAATATGCTCCCCGCCTGCGAGGCTTTACGGCCTATCCAGATGGTAGTCGAGGAGGTCAACCCTTGACGGCTGTCCCTTACACAGAAGCCTTGAAGCACAAAGACAACGTGTACGAGGAAACACATGACATCTGTGACATCTCAGGTCATGGCGGGAGCTGCGGTGTATGACCCAGGTTTCTGTTGAACTAATCAATGGACTGAAGCTTGGTGTAGAACACATCAGTGCAGACGACTTTGATGATGGGGTTGAGTGGATGATTGCCATTGACATTTTCATCTTCCGTATTGCCATCCTGCGGTACAAAGACGAGTGACCAAAAGAAAAGCCCCTAAGCTGTTAAGGCCTAGGGGCTTTTTTACGTCTATCGTTCTATGAGAATTTGGGCAATTCGTTTAGCCCACCCCTCACTGAAACTGTCC